GGCTGATGGGCGAGGATGTGAAGCCTGATAACGGTGTACGGGAGGTGAAGAGAAAAGCTAAAGTCGGTGAGTACATCAAGATTGTTGATGCGATGCCTTGGATGATTCCCTACAAAAACGGAGATATTTTCAAAGTAAATTGCGTTACGACATCAGGATGTATTTGCAAAAAATCTGAGGAAAATGTTGGTTTATGGCACAGAGAGTACGTTGTCCTTGAAAACTACAAACCGGAAGAAAAATCGCAGGAAGATGATGACAGCGAAATCCGTGTCGGTGACATGATAGAGGTAACACGAAGCGGTGGTTGTTATTCAACGTACGATACATGGAGTGGACTTGGAAGTTATAGGCAAAATTTTGTTAATGGAGTTTCTGTTGAAGACGGAATGGTTGCAAAGGTTTTGAACATTGCGAAGCATGACAGGCTGCATAATTTTCGCCTTGCGCTTATTCAGAATCCAAAGACAACACAGGTATTCATCATCAAAATTGACGGCATCAAAAAGGTAGAAAGGTAGGTAGAAATATGGCAGACGAAAAGAAGCAGGAAGTAATGACACAGGAAAAGGCAGAGGTTAAAGAGAGTAGAAATAAGGTTACAGATTTTAGTCTTGGTATATTCGGAACTTCCGACAACTTCATCATGGCTAATCAAATGGCAAAGGCACTGGCAAGCTCTACGATTGTTCCATCAACTTATCAGAATAATCCGGCAAACTGTCTGATTGCCATTGAACAGGCACAGAGACTTGATGTCAGCCCTCTGATGGTTATGCAGAACCTTTATCCGATACAAGGCAGACCTAGTTGGAGTAGTAAGTTTTTGATTGCTTCTATTAACGCAAGCAGAATGTTTGACATGGAGTTGCAGTATGACGAGGTAAAAGATAAAGATGGAAAGCCTTATTCATGCGTAGCGTGGACTATGAAAAACGGTCGCAGAGTTGAGGGGATGGAAGTCAATATGCAGATGGCAAAGGACGAGGGATGGCTTGGTAAGAATGGAAGCAAATGGAAAACCATGCCACAGTTAATGCTCCGGTACAGAGCAGCATCGTTCTTCTCTAGTCTGAATTGCCCGGAACTGACAATGGGTATTTACACAAAAGAAGAAATCGAAGATGGAGACTTCAAGGAATATCCGATGGAACCCATTCAGGAACAGGTTCACAGGGAGATTCAGAATAATGCAAACACTGTTGAGTTTGAGGAAGTACCGCAGACACCGCAGACCGCAGAGACGGACATTGCCAGCGCAGAGACACCGGATTGCTTTAAGTAGAGGTTGAATAATATGTATACAGATATGTATAGAGTTTTAAAAGAAGGACAGTGTGGAGATTTCCGAATTGAAAAATTTGAAATAACTCCTAATAATTTGTATGCGGTTATTCATGGAATTAGTGTTGGAAAATATGTACGTCTTTTACATAAAAATGAAGTTGTAATGTCTGACACAGATATGGAAAAGCGTACAAATTCCAAATTTGTCATAAACGCTCATGGCAATGTTCTTATTGGTGGTCTTGGAATTGGAATGATTCTTTTGGCAATACAAGATAAAAGTAATGTTGAAAGGATTATTGTTGTTGAGAAATCAGAAGAAGTTATAGCTTTAGTAAAAGATCAACTTCCATTGAATAATAAGGTTGAAATTGTAAATGAAGATGTATGGGAATATATGCCATCTTGTAAATTTAATACTATTTATATGGATATATGGAACTATATAAATACAGATGTTTACAAAGATTCTATGAAGCCACTGATTTCAAAATATAGAAAATATCTTGTATCAAAGGAAGAGGACGAAGAAAGATTTATTGATTGTTGGTGCCGTTTGGAAGCAAAGAAAGGAAAAGCAATATGAAGCTAAAATGTTTAGGTTCCGGTTCTTCCGGTAACTGCTATCTTCTAACGGCAGATAACGGTGAAACGCTTTTACTGGATGCAGGACTTCCCATCATGGACATAAAACGTGGTCTTAACTGGAATATTAAGTGTGTTGTGGGTGCGATATGCACCCATACGCACAAAGACCACTCATTATCCACATCAGACCTTGAACACATGGGAATACCAGTATTTAAGCCATATGAGAGTTTAGAACCTATGGAAATAGGGTTTACTGGTGGAAAAATAATGGCATTTGATCTTACGACACTGGATGGTAAGTGGACACATACAAACGCTGATGGTTCAGAATGCCCTTGCTATGGATTCCTGATTACTCACCCGGAAATGGGAAAATTGCTTTATGTAACTGACACGGAATTTGTTAAGTGGCGGTTTCATGAAGTAAACCACATCATTATTTCATGTAACTATCAGAAGAAGTACATTACAGAGGATTCCAACGATGCTAAGAAATCCCATGTGTACCGTGGTCATATGGAACTGGAAACGGTAAAAGAATTTGTTCTTGCGAACAAATCAGATGCCTTGCAGAACGTCATATTGTGCCATTTAAGCCGTGATAATTCTGATGCCAAAGAATGTGTCACAGAGGTAAAAAAGATTGATCCATTGGCGAATGTGGACTATGCGGCAGCAGGCAAGGAATGGATTTTACAGAATGGAAAGGAGTGTCCGTTTTGAGTGGTGGAAGTTTTGGTTATTTGTGCTACAAGGATGTCAATGAGCTAATGGAGCCGTCAAGTATCTCCAACCTTGAAATTATGGTGCAACACTTACAGTTGTACGGTTACGAGGACATAGCACGAGATACACAGCGGTTGATTGAGTATATCCGGTCGGCAAGTATCAGAATTGAGGTTTTGAGCGAGAATCTTAACGGTGTTTTTCATGCGGTAGAGTGGTATGAGAGCGCAGATACTGGCAGAGAGACCATGATTGCAGAACTGGAAAAGTACAGAAATGGTGGTGCGAATGGCTGACACATTTTATAGACCACTTACACCACAATTAAGAAGTGAAATAATGCAGAGCATTGATTCTAACATATCCGAACTGAATACCTGTAAAAACAATGCTTTAGTCAATATGCAAAAGACAGGATATGGGGCATTGAGAAATATTATAAATGCCTTGCCGGACGGATATTTGATTCCATTTGAAAGGCGGTGATGTGGTTGGCTGATTGGAAGAATATAGCAAAAGCAAAATCCATAGAGAGAAAGAATCGTGAAAGAATACTGGCGGTTAATCCACACGTGGACGATGGAAGTGGAATTTACTTTCTGACAAGAACAGACGAGGATGGTTTTCGTTTTGCGTATGTGGGACAGGCGGTACACCTACTACAAAGACTGGCAGGGCATCTTAACGGATACCAACACATTGATTTATCTCTTAAAAGTCACGGATTATATTCTGTGGAAAATATATACGGTTGGAAAATCGGATTCTTACATTATCCGGTAGAAGAACTGGACAAGTGGGAGCAGTACTGGATTAAGCGTTATGCGGACGAGGGTTACCAGCTTCGCAACAAGACAGCCGGTGGTCAAGGTGATGGAAAGAAGCAGATCGCAGAGTACCGACCGGGAAAAGGTTACCGTGATGGTCTGGAACAAGGCAAAATCAACCTTGCAAGGGAACTTGCGAACATAGCCGACAAGCATCTAGTCATCAGTTTGAAGCCTGAGAAGCAGAACAATTCAGTTTCACAGAAACAGTATCAGAAGTTTATGGAACTTTTGCATGGAGAAAAGGACGGTGAAAGTAATGAATAAAACAGACTATGAAGTACTTTTACAATATGTTGAAGAAACTGACAAGGAGTTTTATGAATCTCTTTCTACTCAAAAACAAATTATGTATCTTTGCTATCAATATGAAACTAAATCTTTTAAAAAGTACTTGTTTAAGTATAGATTTCAGCAATTCTGTAATGAATTAAAGGAGTTTTTCAGAAAATGGTGAAATACGAAGATGAATGCTGCGGATGCGCTGCTGGAAATTATCCTTGTATTGGATCTGCTTGTCCCAACCGCCATGTGAAGCATCTGTACTGCGATAAGTGCGGTGAGGATGTAGAGGAACTTTACAATTTTGAAGGTGTCCAGTTGTGTAAGGAATGCATGTTAAATCAATTTGAGAAGATTACATGAGTGAAAAAAATTACGATTGTAGCTGTTGGAATGAGTACCCAAACACAATGCACTCAATCAACGGACGTACTCACAAACCGTATCAAAGTGGTAGATGGAAATGTGTTGATTGCTACGAATATGTAGGAAAATCAGAATACGGTGCTACTCATTGCAAAAGGAAAGAGCCAGAACTTGAAAAGAGGTGATACATAAAATGCCAAAACGATATGACAATCCGCAGGAAATTTTGAAAATCATGCGGCAGACAGAACTTTTGAAGCAGTCTGCGAATAGAAGTCCATTCACCGGAATACTGACACTGTTCTGCTATACCTTGTGGAAAGACTATAAGTACTCACAGACGAGACTTTCCGACTTTTGCGGTAAATTCACCGAATACAATGAAAAGTACGAGAATGAGCCTTATACGGAGTTACAGAGCAGGCTTAACGATTTTGCAGACTGGACGATTGAGTACAAGGAATTTACCGAAGCTGATTATCCACATTACAAGTCGGTTGTAGCGCAGAAATGCATCCAGGAACAGGTCAGATGTAACAATCTTATCAATGAGTTGTCCACAAGGTACATCCTATATGGAATGGTAATTCTTATGGAAGATGGATTTGGTAAGAAGAAGCTGACGAATTTCAAGGATAAGTTTTCCGACCACATGGACAAAGCCGGAGACAAGTGCAACGGAAAGGATTTCATGGACTTGTGGAGAGAACTGGTGGAAAACACCGGAATCTATATTGAGAAGCCTATTTTTGAGTAAGGAGTTCTAAATGGCAGAAAAACGAATGTTCAGCGCAAAAATAATTGAG